TCATCACCCATCTTGCTAACATCATCAGGTAAGCTAGAGTGTAAAGGGTTACCGTTCTGATCTTGTCTCTGTTGCATGCGCTCTGCAGACATCTTAGAGAATTCTTCAGTAGCCTTGGTCATAGCATTAGATAAAGCTGTAGCTCTCTCAGCTGATCTAGCTCTCTCTAAGTACTCAGTACCAAGGGCTTCTAATTCACGACCAGCTTGGATACCAGCGCCTGGGCTGATTCCACTGATCTGTGCTCTTTCACGGACTTGTGTTTCTTGTGGCTTAATCAATCGTGCCATTCTTACTCTCCTCCTAGTAAGCCGCCAATCTGCTTAGCTATTCCAGGTAGTTGTTTAGCAGCACCTAGTAATTGTTTACCTCGGCTGATACCTGACTTCTTGTATTCTTGTCTAGTTCTTTCACCACGAGCAGATGCTGTTCTAGCTTGTAGTTCAAACCCTCTGGCTCTACCCTCAGCTTGGAATGTTCTAGCTGCTTGTTCATTGCGTAGGGCTGATTGCTCTTGAGAGATAGCTCTCTGGAAGTTAGTTAACTCTTCGTTCATAAACATCATCGATGTCTTAGAAGTTGAACTAAACCCTTTACCTGCAGCGTTAGCTCTGTGGGTGGCTATGTTACGTTCTGTTTGTCTAGCCAATGCAGCTTGTTGTCTAGAGCTATTGATCTGTGCTATACGGTTATTGAAGTTAGCTGCTATCCTTTCACTAGAAGCTGCCTGATTAAGGGCATCTGTCTGTAGGGTTATACCAGCTTGGAGTTCAGCCATACCCTTCTGGCTAGGCTTCTTAAATAGACCGATGGTGTTCTTTATAGTTCCAAAGATATCTTCACCAGACCCGTGGTCGCTTGCTACTAGGCCTCTAACCTGATCAAATATACTCATTAACGTATCCCGCCTTCGATTGTTCCAAAGATTCCCTGTATTTGTAATGGGAATGGACTTGTGTCTGTAAGGGTAATCTGTCCTTTGTTATCCCATCCTGTTGGGGCGTAGACTAAATCACCAGAGTATAGTTCTGTCTTCTTACCCATCTTCTGTGAACCAGATACAGTCGGTTGATCTTGTCCATTCAGGGTAGGTAAAGTAGAGTTATATACTCTAACAATAGGTTTTATGTGTCTTGTTCTCTGTCCCTGCATTGAGCCTGGACCTATGTTATATTCTTTACGTAAGGTCTTCAGAGTGATTGTATAGGCTAACCCTACTGTTACCTCTCCTGCTGCCTCATCTAGGGTTATAGCGCCGCTAGAGACCGTCTTATTAGCATGAGCTGCACCATCTACCTTAATCTGTACTGTCTCGCCTTCTAAGTGATCTAGGCCTGTTAGAGAGGTACCTTTAAGGTATACGTTACCGCCTGATGAATAAGCGTTATATCCTGAAGTATCTTTACCTGAGAGTTCGAATGTAGTAGAAGTTACGTTAGCTACTGTGAAGGTACATCCGTTAAGGTCTGATATGTTAGTTTTAGTGCTATCTAAGTCTGCAGCATCTGGGTCTACTAAGTCCTTGATTATGACTTTATCCCCGTTAGAGTAGCCGTGAGCTGAGCTTGTAGTAACTACTGCAGGATTTGCAAGTGATATATTAGTTATAGCATATCCAGTACTAAATGTCAAGGTAGAATCAGAGAAAACGTGGTCATCTTCAGAACCATCACTACTATCGAAGTATTCTACATAGCGGCGTGTATTACCGTTAATAGTTCTCTTTATGACAACCCATACCTGATCTTCTTCACCTTCAGATATAGTCTGTACATTCTCTACTGTACCATTGAAATCATACTTAGACCAGCCTAGGATCTCTTGGAATCTCTCATAAGCGCATGATAATAGATCACCATTGTTAGTTACACAGTGGATGATGTTATCTGGTTCTTGTGAGTGAGCTATCTCTTTGATACCACCAGCTGTAATATGTTCAGCTAGGGTTGTAAGATCTTCCCCTCTATAGTTATCTATATTAAAGTCATATCTAAATGTACGTACTTTACGGGCTGATGCTTGTAAGAAGAGTAACTCATCACCTACTGATACAGGTTGTTGTCTCTGTGAACCGTGGTATGTGCGGGGAATAGCAGACACATTCGCAGGAGTTATTGCGGCGCCTGATGTACCGCCGTTGATAGTGATCTCACCACCAGATGTACCTAGGATAACGTCTCTTGAAGAGCCTATCCAGTTAATTGTATTAACCTGACCTGAACTGAGGATCTGTTCTATAGCAGAAGCATCACTAGTTCCAGTACCGAACCCATTAAAGATACCTATCTCAGACATCCAGATAGTTTGTGGTTGTGCAGTTGTTCCACCAAAGATAAGACGTTCTTGATATAGACCTACAGCTCTTGGCCATCCTCTAGTAGAGTCCCAAGTCTCAGTCTCCAGGGACCAGTTACCCGAACGATCATCAGAGTCTAAGCTTTTAACCACTTGACATCGAGCACTAGAAGTAGAAGTAGTGGCTAAGATCTTAAGTATACCACCATTGATAAAGATGTATTTACCTGCGTCTTGTGAGGTATCGAAACATGCTAGAGTATCTTCTCTCCAGTCTAGTCGTGCGGTACCGCCAGATGCGTATGTTAGGAAGTTAGTACTATCAGCATCTATTAATTCGAATGTAGTAGAGGTAAGTTGATTGATGCGGTATGTGTTACCGTTAACTTCAGTCATACCCTGTACAGCTCGGATCTGGACCTCGTCACCATCTACGAAACCATGGGCAGCAGAGGTAGTTACAACAGCTGGGTTAGCATTAGTGATACCTGTAATGGCTACCGTATCATCATAAGTACCAGCCCGGAACTTAGCAGTAACGTCGACAGTTTCACCTAGTGCAGTACCTTCCCATTCTAGATCACATATTGGGCTACCGTCTACTAACCAATCACCACCGGCTATGGCATTAGTATCTGTGAAGTCTTCGATGATATCACATACGACTACAGTAGTAGAGGTCTTAGAAGTGATAACAGCTCTACCAGTCTCACCATCTGCTTCATTAACTATCTGTCTACCAACCATAGAATCTGTGAACATTGCAGTAGATGCTGTGAAGTTAACTGCGGTACCTGTTGTAGCGGCTGGGGTTAGGGTAGTACTAGCGAAGTAGTGTCCTTTCTCATAGGTAGGAGGTGGATCAGCTTCTAGAGTTCTTAATCTCCAGCTAGTATTAGATGTACGTGTAAGTACTCGAGGCTCATAACTAGGATGAGCAAAGTACATGAGATCACCAAACTGAGCATAAGATAAGTCTTGTACTTCAGTATCGTCCCATGGAGTAGTCAGGGTGTGGATGCGAGTAGCAGTACCGCCAGAACTATAAGCAGTGAAGCTAGTTGTGTTTACGTTATTACCATCTATATCGGTCAGCTCAAATGTATTAGCTGTCTTATTAGCAACGATATAAGGTATGTTAGAGTCGTTGACCTCAGTCATGCCTACCACGGACTCTATGTAAACTTGGTCTCCATTCTCATAGTTATGACCTGTGATCGTAACAACACCCGGATTCGCTTGAGTTAATCCAGTAATGTTCTGTGAGGAATCCTTTACTTGTCCACTGGAGGCATAGAAACGGAAGTATCCATCCCCTGCTTCAATGATAACGCCATCATCCTTAGCGAATTGGAATCTTATAAGCCTTACTTCTTTAGATGAGTCCTTTACATGGGACACATATTTAGTACCATTACGTTTAATAGCCGGACCGTGCTTAACAGGCTTCATGTTAGTCATGGTCTCTAGGGAGTTAGCATAAGGTGCGAGGTCAGTCCTAGCATACATGCGAGGGGATAACTCACCACCATTAAACTGGTTTTGTTCGCTTATAAGCTTAGCCATATTATCTGATCTCGATTAGGGATTCTGATGAGTATGCGTCTGGTTTACCTTGCTGGTTATCTACAGCTAAGGCTTCAAATAGATCTGCTCTATATCTTTCTAATAATCTTTCAGCTACGCCTGCATTACCTGTAAGTGGGTAAGCTAATTCAGCTGCTAATCTCGAGACTATCGCACGAGTTAGGTAGGGTCCGTATTCACCAGTGTTTGTGATACGACCTATGTATTTGATCTTAACTGCACTGTCGTCAGCTAGGAGCTTATCACCCTCTATCACATAATCTAATTGACCAGGCACTGTATCATTAATAGATAAGACTTTAAGACACACTGGAGTAGTTGGAAGTTGGAATTCGTATGAGTACCCGAATGCTGGGGTATTAGTAGTTTGGGCTAAAGCAACCCGATTTATAGCCCGTGTCCAAGGGCCTTCTGCCATAACTTCATCAGCGATCGTATCATATAATAAGTTACATAGTTTAGCAGGTTCTGTGTTCTCAGTTAAGCTAGAGATACGTTGTGTCTCACCTACTCTTAGGAGGGCTAAATTACATATTTCGACTTTAGAAGCCATTGAGTATCTCCTTGATTTCCTGTTCTATGCTATGTTCTGGGTGTTGCTCAGAGTGTTCTTTGATTGCACTCAGTACATTCTTAATTAGGGTTGGGTACAAGTGTAGTGGTACCCCCACTGCTAGCACATCTATATCTGTGCCTTGTGTATCTACTGGCATGGACCATGTGCCATGTTTGGTCCTGTTGAGTCCATCTTTACTAAAAGGAGCTCTAGTCTTACACTGTACCTCAGAGAACTGTATGCAGATCTTCTGTGGACTTATAACGTAAGTTTTAAAATTCTTTGGGTAGGATGCTATCCCGTATGGATATTTTCTCATAAGCATAAAGGTGAGGGACCCATTCAGGCCCCTCGATTTGCATTAAGCGATGTAGTCAACGCGGACAACGATATCACCAGCAGCGCCTGTAGCAGCAGCAGTAGTAACGTTAAGACCAACGTATAAGTAACCACCTGGGTCAGCACTTAAACCGCCAACTGACCAAGCTTCTTTCTTAACGTCAACAATGTTATCAGCTTCGAAACGAAGTGAAGTCCAAGTTACGTTAGCAGCTTGAAGAGTAGTTACAGCTGAACCGAAACAGTCAGCATCGATAACCGTGCCAGATGTGTTTCCATCTTTAGCTTGAGTTCCACCAACACCGCTGTAGTATAAACCTACGTCAGCAGCTAGGGTTGGAGTTGCATCAGAATCTAAGTCATCGTTAAGAACTAGAACGTCTAAGATAACAGCGTTTGATGGGATTGGACAGAAAAGCATTTTGTCGTTAGCATCATCGATGTTAGTCGTAGCGATAGCATCTTGGTCGATTTGAGTAACTAAACGTCCGATCTTCTTGTCTAGACCAGTGTTAGGACTAGCTTCAAGAATAGTAACGTTTTCAGATTTAATTGTACCTGCAGCCATTATTAATTCTCCTGAATTACTTTAGGTAAGCCCCTGCAGCGGGGC